TTTAGGTGATTCTAATAATTTAATAAAATCATCCTTATAATCACCTTGTTTGGCCAACCATGTTAATCTGGCCAAAATGACAGCAGTAAGATTTAATGCTGGTATTTCATATGTAGTTAACCATTTGAACATGGCTTCATCAATATCACCAGATAATTCTTCTAGCATAATATCTTGATCTTTAGATGCCATGTTTTACCTTTTGCATTTGTGGTGTACGATTAAATTTCCATTTAGATTTCATAATCTCAGCTTTGTCAGATTCCCATAAAGCTTTACATTGTGATTTTGTATAACCACTATGTAAGTTACAATCTTCTAAAAACATACGCTCATCAGCCTGATCTTTAGTTTCTATTTTTACCTCAGCAACAGGTGGTTCAACAGGCATTTCTTCTACCTTCTGTTCTTGTGGCAATAAAGTTCTATCTTGTATTACAGTACCAACTTTATCAGATTTTGGTGTAGGCATGGCAAATACAATTACACAAAACAACATGCCACAACCAATTGCTACAGGCTTCCAATATCTACCAAGAAAACATATAATAATAGCTAACAGAATTATAACTTGTAATACTTTTGGTGTAAATCCCATTACGGCTAAATTGTCAAATAGTTCCATGATTATTTCTTCTCAGGATAACCTAAGAATCCTTTACCTTGATATGGCTCACAATGTACATTAATTGGCACTAACACTTTACCATTAGGTGTTTTTTGTACCAAATATTCCACATTAGGTTTAAGGCCAGCATCTTGACAATCTTTATTACCTTTGATTACATCCATACGCTCTAAGGCCTTTGGACCTTCATACTCATTAATTTTAGGTGTTGACGAACAAGCCGCCAACATTAATACACCAAACACCACAATATATTTCAATTTACTTCTCCATAATATAAGATAATACTTCATTTGATTCTTTCAAATCGGATTTTAATACGGCTTCATCAATATACGCAAGAGCTTTTAATTTCTCTTGTTGATTAATTTGAATATCAATCATAAACCTTCTTGCCATTAATTCATCACTAAATTCTTTAACAGGATATCCATTTATTCTTACGGTATAGGTTTTCATTTACCAGTATCCACTTTAACAGAAATGTTCTTTGCAGAATCAAGGCCTTTATCCAAAGCCTGAGCAATGCCAGTAAAACCAATACTAGCAACCATAAAACCTAATACACAACCAATAATAAAATTAAACATAATCTTCCGCCAATACAATATATTCAATATACAAATTATCCAATTCTTCATCAGATTTTTTCATCAATGCATCAGTAGTAAAACCTTTAAATGATAACATTGTAATAATATCACTTCTTGAAATATGATCCATAAATTTCCTTCACAATTTGAACTTCCATTATAACACAACCACGGATGGTGTCAATACCATTGTTGTTCCTAAGCAACACAAATCAACTTACCAATGCCAGTATACTCCTCAATGGCGTGTTTCAACTGCTTAGGTGACGCCTTAGGTGCAATAAACACATAGTCCAAAGCAGGATCAACCTGGTCATCATTCAGCACCTTATTCAAGTATAGGATCGCTTCACGAGCATCATCAAACTCTTTCATACCCATGTTATTAAACAATTTTGGTTTAGCAATATATTTCATTTTGGTCCGTATATAATAGGTACTGGTTTAATTGCCGCAATACCATAACCATGGCCATCGGGATCTGATTCTTGTAATTGTGCTCGCAATGCAGCACATTCTTCATTGAGCATCTTATTCTCACGGACAATATCCATAATTGGATGTTCAAATAAATCCCATAATTTATTAAACTTCAATTCATATAACTGAACGATGCCAGTCAAAGCATTAACAATCTGGTCTTTATCTAAATTGTGCTCTAAGATACCTTCAGAAACATCAGAGATATCATCGGTAACCATCCAGCATTTTTGAATCTGTTGTTCAAAATCAAATCTATCTGCACTCATTTTTTTACCTTTTTCTTTGGATTATAATGTTCATTCTTGACTGCTTCTTTTAACATAGCAATCATACCCCATTGAACTAACAACTCAAGTGCTTCACTATCAAAATTTATGGTGGCGTCAGCCGAACCATCTTTGTGCTCTTTAATAACTTCAATTTCAAGTTTCATAATTTACCTTTCACATCATTGAAACACACCATCAGCTTACGCCTTTGCTACCAGAATAATCGGTTCGTATGATGTGCTTTAATGAGGTGTCCTCGACTTACTGGCGTTTCACAACGAGCATGCGAGGACAAAAACTTTAAGCCGTTACGGCTTGTGTGAATGATTGGTCAGATGACTGTTTAGCAACACCACTTGGTGATTTTGCAACTGTACCTTTGTAACGACCATTGGCATCAAACTGATCATTATTAACCAATTGATAACCTGTGACCTTACGACCATCTTTAATTACTTTGATAATACCACCATCTTTACGGATGTTGTAGATGTTGGTACTCAAGCGATACAATACTGCCGCTTGGTCTGTGCCTTCAAATACAGCAGAAATTTCCTGTGGTGATACTGGTTTGCCACTTAATAATACCTGAGTAATCTTTTCGTGACGATTGATTTTACCCTTGCGAACTGTTAAAGCCATGATTCTAATTCCTTTTCAATTAAACATAATATAAAATGTAAGATATTCGGCACGACCTCTTACTGTGGCCGCAAAAATTCAGTATCTTAATTAAAAAATACCTAATGCCTTATTATTCATACTGCTACACCAACCATTATACAGATATACCAATTGAATGGCAACCTATAATTGGTTGTTTACCACTTTATTTCTTACTGCATTTATCATTATGGTATTTACCAATATTTCCTGGATTGGTAATAATACCACAATGGATACATTGAGCACGATTTTGTTTCTGAAATTCAGAAATTTGTTTTCGTTTTTCATCCGACATAGGTTGAGACCATTTATAACCACCTAGTCCGGTTTTACCTTTGTTCCAAGGCGTTTTACCTTTTCTATTAAAACCACTCAACCAGTTTTCTCTTGCTACACCAACAATATCTGGACGACCAGGTAAACTGCCTCCTTGGCCACCTTCATGCATATTGTATGTTGGTTTTAATTCGGATATCCAATGAATTTCTTTTTCATTTAGTTCCTGTTCATTTGATGCTTCTTCAATCAATTCAATAGTAAAATTATTATAACCATAGTATCTCATTGCATTATGCAAATAGTATGTTGAACCATGGTTGGCGGTGTTTCTATGATTAGACAACCTTTTGTTTAAGGATTGAGTTGTCTTTCCCACATAGAAATCATCATTTACATTATTGACCAGTTTATAGACTTTCATTGTTTTCTCCAAGAACACATAAGATATTTATGTGTTTCTAGAGTTTCACTAACTTATACCGGTATTTCAGTATTCGTTGCAACTGATGCCGTATTGGCTGGACTTTCAACCGAAGCATCAACTTTGCTGTAAAGGTCAAGAAAACTCATCTTGGTTTCTTCATCGAATCTCGCAACACATAGTGTAATTGCCTTCATTTTATCCTTGAAGATAGTGAATGCTTTAGCAATATGAACCAAACGCCTTGTTGAAATAACTTCATCAACAGCACCTTCTGTATAACTCTTGCGGATTACATCTGCCCATTGGCACAAGTTTTCAACAAAATCCTTATCAGCAATTAAAGGTGTAAGAATTTTCTTTTCTGTTTTCATATCAGGAAATTCTTGCTCAACCGTAATTGGAAATCTTTCAAGAAAAGCCGAATCTAGAATTTGAGCCAAATATTTGCCCTCATCACTGCCTTGACCTTTGGTATTAGCAGTAGCAATCACATTAAAGCCTGAGTGAGGCGTAACAACTTCACCAGTTTTTTTGTTATAATAACTCTTACCCTCAAGAATGCCTTGCAAACACATCAACTTATTAGAACCACGGTCTACTTCGTCAATCAACAATACTGCGCCACGCTTCATAGCAATAAGCACAGGACCATCACGATTGACCACATTACCATTTACCAA